GCTGTTGAGGACGAAGGCTTTGTCACTTTCCGAAGCAACCATCCCATTATGACAGCGATTGACTTAGCCCGGACCACGGAACAAGACCCTATGTGGGCTTACAATCAAATGGCTCTTGACGTTACGTCCTACCATTTTAAACATATTTACTTGGAGTACGAAAAGTTTAAAAAGCAAAACGGACTTCGCGATTTCACCGACATGCTCGTCGGCCTCTCCGAAAACGAAACCTTGATTCCAAAACTGAAAGTTGTGTTTCTGGATGAAGCGCAGGATCTAACCCCCTTGCAGTGGAAAGTCTGTCACCTCATTAATGACAAGGCAGAAAAATTCTATGTCGCTGGCGATGACGACCAAGGTATTTTCGGCTGGTCTGGCGCTGATGTGACTAGATTTATAAAACTTGATGGTGCCTCCGAGGTTCTAACGCAGTCCCATCGTGTACCGCGCTCCGTTTGGAAGATAGCTGACCGCATCTCCAGTCGTATACGCCGTCGCCAGAAAAAAGAATGGTCACCCCGTAATGCAGATGGAAGCACACGTTTCGTTCACGACCACTACGGAATCGACTTTACAGATCAATGGCTTATACTCGCCCAAGCAAATTATATGTTAAACGAAATTGGTGCCTACCTAAAAACCAGTGGTTATTTCTTTGAACGCTTCAACACGCCCTCTCTTTCCAAAAAAGTTCGCGGTGCCATTTCTTCATGGACACATCTCACCACCGGCCAAAACCGTGAAATTAGTTTGAGCGAGGCACAAAATCTTTACGCTCACATTTCGAGTGAGGATGGAAGATTACAGCGCGGTGCCAAGACCCTTCTGAAATCTGCAAACGAACAGGATGTCTTTACCCTTGGCTTGTTGCATGAGCACTTTGGCTTGGAGGCAAACGGAACATGGGATCAAGTACTGGACCGCATTAAGTCGGAAGACCGAGCCTATGCATCGACACTTATCAAAAGGGGAGTGAATTTAAACGCCAAACCAAAAATAAAGTTGTCCACTATTCATGGTGCTAAAGGTGGCGAAGCCGACAACGTTTACTTGATGTTAGATCTAAGCGGCAAAGCCTTGGAAGAGATGACAAAAAATCCGGATGACGCCTATCGTGTTCTATACGTAGGTATCACTCGTGCAAAAGAAAATTTGGTCCTGAAGATGCCGGAAAACTGGCAGAGAGGATGGATGCTGTGACAGACCCTATTTCCCCCCCTCACTACCAGCGGAGCCGACTAGAAACCATCGACACTATCCTTGACGTGGTAAAAGATTTACCGGGCGACGAAGCCGCTCTGGTTTCAAATACACTGAAATACTTGGTTCGCTATCGGTTCAAGGAACATACTGATCCATTGGAAGATATCCAAAAGGCTCAGTGGTATATTTCAAAACTCGTACTTTTGCTGGAGCAAAAAGCTCCCACAGCCGACAAACCGAGATACGTCAAAAAAGAATACCCCATGTATCCGGTTGATAATTGATGAAGCAAAATCTCAAACGGCCAAAATTCGGCGTAAAGACCGAGTGGGTTCCCGTGGAGGAACTCCCCGTTACTCCTGACGGGATCAAAGAAATCGCCATAGACTTAGAGACTAAAGATCCCCGGCTCACGACCCACGGCCCTGGATGGCCCACCGGCAATGGAGATGTTGTTGGTATTGCCATTGCTTACGATGGTTTCAATTCTTATTTTCCCTTTGGACATGAAGGCGGCGGAAACCTCGACAGAGAACTTATTAAGAAATGGTTCACTAGAGAAATCGCCAAGTACCCCGCTGACAAGGTATTTCATAATGCAGCCTACGACGTAGGATGGCTCCGACGATTGGGCATTGAGGTCGAAGGACGACTAATCGACACCATGCTCGCCGCTCCTTTGATTGATGAGAATAGACGCTACTACTCCCTGAACTCAATCTCTTATGACTATTTAGGTGAAATGAAATCGGAGGCCGCGCTTCGTGAAGCGGCAGCAGAGTTTGGTGTTGATCCCAAGGCAGAAATGTACAAGTTACCCGCCGCCTATGTTGGAGAATATGCGGAAGCCGATGCAAGACTGACGCTGGAGCTGTGGAAACACTTCAAGGCGCTCCTTTCTCAGGAGGACCTCTGGCAGATTTTTAATCTAGAGGCAGAAGTGCTGCCCTTGTGCATAGACATGACCTGGAACGGAGTCCGTATTGATCTAGAGCAAGCGGAACGGCTCAAGCAAAAACTCCTGCGTGAAACCAAAGCCGTCCTCTCCAAAATTAAGAAGGAGACTGGTGTAGCTGTCGAATTGTGGGCGGCTGCTTCTATCTCGAAGCTCTTCGACCACCACAATATCCCCTATGGCCGCACCAAGACGGGGCTTCCCTCCTTCACCAAAAACTTCCTCCAGAACCACCCGCATCCTGTGGCCCAGCAAATTGCCCAAGCCCGTGAGACAGACAAGATAAGCCACACCTTTTTAAGCTCCATATTCCGTTATGCCGAGAACGGACGCATCCATGGGCACATTAACCAGCTACGCTCGGAGGGAGGAGGGACTGTAACTGGACGCCTGTCCATGAGTAACCCGAATTTGCAGCAAATCCCCGCTCGCAACCCACGGTTTGCAGAAGCCATTCGAGGGTTGTTCCTCCCGGAAGAAGGAGAGCAGTTCGCCAGCCTGGATTACTCTCAGCAAGAACCCCGCATCCTGGTCCACTATGCCAGTCTAACTAGTAAAAGAGGACTAACGGGGTCTGATTTATTTGTGCAAGCCTATCGCGAAGATCCAAAAACCGATTTCCATCAAATGGTAGCCGACATTGCCAAGATTCCACGCGGAAAAGCGAAGACTATAAATCTGGCTTTACTCTATGGAATGGGCCAAACCCGGCTCGCCGAGCAATTGGACGTGACACCGGAAGAAGCAAAACATCTGATCCAGCAGTACCACCAACAAGTACCCTTCGTGAAAGAGTTACAGGATTTCATACAGCGTCGGGTAGGAGGTCCTCTTGGAACAGGCTTTGTTCGCTCCCTGCTTGGCAGAAAGTGCCGCTTTGAATTATGGGAGCCGAACCTATTTTTGAGTTCCAAGGCGCTCCCGAAGGAGGAAGCTGTAATCCAGTTTGGAAGCAACATTAAACGTGCGTATTTATACCGCTCGCTTAATAGATTGATTCAGAGTTCCGCCGCCGACCAGACAAAAAAAGCCATGTCTGAGATTTATAAGACGGGGAAAGTACCCCTCATCCAGATCCACGATGAGTTAGCCCTCTCAGTCAGAGATTTGGGAGAGGCCAAAGAAATCCAGAAAATTATGGAAACGGCGGTCGAATTAAAGGTGCCATCACCCGTAGACATTGCGCTTGGGCAAAACTGGGGGAACCTGAAAAATGCTTGATTTCCCTCAAGAAATCGCGTATCGTCCCACATTGAAAGGTGGACTTTTATGAACTCTGACAAGTGGAAATCAGTCGTTATTGCGATTGCAACGTACAAGAAGCTGAAGACCAGGGCAGTACAAAACCACCGCACAATTAGCGGTGAGTTTACCCATATCCTGGAGCAAGCGGGTAAAAATGAGCGACCCTCCCAATCGGCGACCTAGCATTACCGCCGAGGTGGCAGGAGAAGGCTTTGAATTTGGCGTAACCGTTGGGTTCGATCCAATTTTTGGCAACCCATGCGAAATCTTTATGACAAAGAGAGGCAAGAGTGGGACTGAGCTTGAAACCACTCTTTATGAATTGGGTGTCCTGGCAAGTAAAATTATGCAGGACAACGACAGATCTCATAACATTATCGATGACCTTCGAGAAGAAGTTTCTAAGCTTCGTGAAGGGATCAAGGCATTAGGAAGTGATTAGTAGGCTATCCGTTACCAGTAAGCCACAAAGGAAACCAAAAGCATGGCCGACCTAACAGATCCGCATACACTCCACCGTAGGGATGGGTCAGATACATCCGCTGACGCAGCTTATTCCATCGACCCAACCCGTCTTGAGAAGATGGTCTACCGAGTTATTTATGGCTTTGGAAAAGGCG